TTCCGATCTATTGGCGACCCTGCGTTGTTTTTGCTCGGCTAAAGAGATTCCTTAGTGGGGGGTCTCCTGCGGATCGCCTTCTCGACCATATACTTGCGTGCTGCTTCTCTGCTCTCGAATCTGGCGATCAGTCTGCCGTTTACGTCGATGATCCACCAAGTTCCGTCTATCTGTGTCACACTCATAAACCACACATACCGTCGCATTCATTGTTCCACGTATCGAAAAAGGTTGTCTGCCCCTTTTCCTCGTCCGTTCGTAAATCTACCTCATCCAAAGGTAATCCTGATTTATGGAGATACACTTGTTGTTTTAAGCCACTAAAATTCGGACGTATCATTTTATCGAGCGCGACCGCCTTTTCAAATTCTTCGGGTTCTTCGTTTTTCAACCTTCTCCATTCATGGTTGGAATGATAAGGGCAGAACCAACAAGCAGATCTCGGAGGCATTTTGTAGCCTCGTTTTTCCATCCACATCATACAGTCGTGCCGACTCATCCTTTTTTCGATTAATGGAAATCGATTTTCGCACCATTTCTCGCGCGACATCTTCATTCTTTGGATTTCGTCGAGAGATATGCCGATCCAAGAACTGACAACGGGGCTTTTGGGGAGTCTTTTCCCTGTTAATCCTGCAAGCTCCTTTTGTTTTTTCATTAGAGGACGAATCTTAAAGTCCCGCGTACATTTTCGCAGGACAATTGCCATTTCACCGTTTTCGGATTTAGTATAGAATGGAGGGCTTGAACTTCTCCCGCCATTAACTCCATTCACAACGTCGGCAAGAAGTCCGTCTTTGTGTGTCACCGTGTAAACAGGGAAGGGCAGAGTTTGCTTCAAGTGTTCGAGATAGTCGTAAACAGATTGTGGCTCCGCGCCAACGTCTGCAAAAATTGCGGCGTCTATTTTATCTTCAAATTCGCCTTCGGCTGCCATATAGGCAAGGCATGAGCTTTGAACGCCAGCACCTAGTGAGATGTAATTTTTCATTTTCTCAGCTGATTAGTTTGATGCGTACTGTTGGATTGCTGTGACTGGGATCAAGTAGGCGCGTTTGCTTGTGCGGTCGCCTGATCCTGTGAAAGTTGCTGGCGTGTACTCGCCTAGCATTATGCACCTGCGTAGGTTGTCGGGTGTGACCCATATCTGTGTCGCTGGTGTATCGAATACCCAAAAGTCTGCGCGTGTGGTCGTGAGTCCAGAGGGTTTCCCTCCCATCTCGATCTCGATGACTAAGTTGCCAGTCTCTTCACTTTTGTGGTCTCGCTTGACTTCAATGCGTTTCTCGATCTCTGGAATGAAGATGTCGTAAGGAGCAAACTTGCCGACTATGCGGACAGCACAAGGATACTTGCGATGTATGCGCTCAAGAACCTGCTCTTCGACGTTTATGCCTTCTTCTAAGCTGTCGGCAAAGTTCATAGGGCAAACTCCATTTGTGGCTGTTTAGGTATATCTACCTCACCTGCGTTCTGCTTAAAAAACTGATCTAACTCTGCGGTGCGGCTAGGATGCCGGAACCAACCTGTGCCATCAACCGATTCTACTAGGAGGTCAGCGCAATAGTGTAGGTGTCTTTGCGTGTTTACGGCTCCAACATGGACGCGATCAAAGCTTGATGCCCAATCAGAAACAGTCTGCCATTTCCATTTGAATGTTCCTCCTACGAATATCAAGTCTGCCTCGGTAGGTACGTCGTCAGGAGTCATGCCATCCTGCACTACGAAAGCAAAGTCGTAATCAAACGACCTCTTCAGTAGTGGATACCATTCTTGCCAGTCTCTAAGTGTCTGATCTCGGTCGCTTACCGTATCGGGGACTGCTACAAAGTTAGGTTGCTGTGTCTGAGTCTGGTAAAACTCCAACATGGAAAGAAATGCTCGTTCGTTCCATTGTGCGCCTTTTGCCCAAACTGAATATCTGCCATTATCGATGGCGTATGGCAACCAAGGGACAATGTCTCTGACCTTTGTGCCTTCTGGAGTGAACAACCATCCTACATTATACCCACGACCTGCCCAGTAGTGGACGATGGTCTTGGAATTATTGGAGGGCATTACAATCATTCGATGTAGCCCCGAAAGCTTGCTAATGGACTAGTAGGAAAGATTAGCGAATCAAGTGCTTCATCTAGTTCGTCGAAGACTTTAGTGGCGTGATAGTGCAACCAAGGCGAAGTGTGGCGACTGACGCACACAATTTGCTTATGCAAACTCCAAGCAAAATAGATTTCCATTGCTGTGCCGAAGCTAGGCTCTGGGCAATGCACTAGGAGGGTGTCACATTCGGTAATCCAGTTTTTATCCTTTTCGACAAGTTGCTTTTGAAACCTTGCCTCTCGACCACGACAATCATTGTCCATCGGATTGACAGTCATGATGTTTTTTTTGTTAAGAGCTTTTTTTGCGTGGTTCCTCCAGTTTCGTGCTGTTGCGTCTGGAGCTTCATGAATTGCACCACATAAGTAAACTAGGCGTGCGTTCATTTCTTCGCGTCTTTCTTGTGAAGGTTGAGTTGTGCGGCGGCGTATTTGATTCGCGCCTCTGGTGTCTTCTGTCCTGCGTGCCGGATGCCGAACCTGTCTGAGAACTGGGTTGCGTAGACCGAGAAGGCTTTAGGGTTTAAGTCTATACCTTTGGCTGCACAAATGGCGGTCAGGGAAGCACCGTCAAAGATTTCGGGTCTAAGTACCCATGCCATAGCGATGGTCTTGCGTGCGACCGTAGTGGCGTAACCTCCTCGGTTCCTGTTGCCTTCAGTCAACCAGTAGAGAATCTCGCGGAGGAGATGCCCCATGATAGTCAGCGCGGACTCTTGACCTTCTTCGTCGAAGTAGATTTCTGGATCGGCTATGGGTGTATCCAGTTCGGACAACCAAGCTTCGCTAAGGTCGTAAACTTTGCTAAAGTTTGGCACTAGGCTGCGAACCTTGCAACGTAGGCAAGTCCTAAAAGGAACCCTGTTGCGGTGATGGTTAGCACGCCAAGCGCGTAGAATAGGATGGTATTTATTTCGGTCTTTATTTTGGTCTTCATTGTCTCATCGGGGTTATCGTGTTGCGTATGCCAGGAGGACGATGCCCATTCCTCCAGCGATAAAGTACATCAAGGCGAGTTCAGTCATTGGTCTCGGTTGGTTAAGAGTTCGAGCAGGTCGGTCAGGCGACAGGTGAACAACCATTCGGAGTTGTTGCGGCGGTGTGCTACGCATGGAGGTTTGTCTCCTGCGTCTCCGATTGCTTGCGTCATGGCTCCGTAGAGGTCTAAGCGTTCGACGCGCTTGCATTCGATATGGAAAGGAAAGTCCTCGCTAATTACGTCAGGGGAGTTAGATCCTCCGGCAAACTGTTGTCCTCGCTTGGCTGGGAATCCGTTATCGTTAAGAAGGTGCGCGAGTTCGCGTTCTCCTCGTTTGCCTTTGTTGCGACTGGTCTTGCTCATGTCCTGACCTCCGTAAATGTTTGCGTGGCTCCACAAAACTCGGTCTCTACGTGTCCGCATCTGCCGTTGCGATTCTTGGCGACAATGATGTCGATGCGGCTGCGGTTCTCCTTTTCGGGTCTGTGTAGAAAGTAAACTTGATCAGCGTCCTGCTCTAATGCACCAGACTCGCGTAGCATCGAGAGTTTTGGTTCCATGCTGTCGGCTTCTCGGTTTAGTTGTGCCAGTAGTACAACAGGAACCTCTAAGTCTTTGGAAAGTGCTTTTAGGTCTCTGCTGATCTGGGCGATCTGTTGTTCGCGTGGAAGCTTGCGGTCGGCAGGTTGTACTAGCTGGCAGTAGTCTATGATGACGAGACCAAGTCCTTGCTGTTGCTTGATAAGTCGGCAACGTGCTCGCATTTGTGCAACGCTAATGAAAGCTCGGTCAACTACGTACAGAGAAGCTTGTGCGATGTCTTCTTTTGCTCTGCTTAAGGTAGAGAGCTGGACTGGTGTCGCTAAGCCGCTGAGAAGGTACTCGATGTCCATACGTCCCTCGGATGCGATCAGTCGCGTGCCTAAGCTGGACGCATTCATTTCAAGACTGAAAAAGACAGTCGTTTGGTTTTGCCTGATTGATGCGTTTAGGGCGTAGGTCAGAGCAAAGGCGGTCTTTCCGACTGATGGGCGAGCTGCAAGAACTGCAAGTTCGTTTGCTTTTAGTCCCTTGGTAATTGTGTCAAACTCGTGTATCCCAGAGAGTACACCTTGCGACTTACCTGCGGCGCGTGCTTCAATGTCAGCTAATCCTGCTTCAAGAACTTCTTTGGCTGTTAGACAGTTATCTTGGTCGTCGGTTCTAAGCTTTAGGAGGGCGGCGTCTAGTTTCTCGGTGAGAAGGTCAGGGTCTTGGTCGTCGTTTATTGCCTCGATAGTCTCCAGACTTGCTTGCCGTAGTTGGCGCAGCTTGGCGTGCTTCTCGATACTCTCAAGGTATCCCTTAAAATGGATGCTAGTGTCGACTGAGTGAAGAACTGACCAGACTGCGTCCCTACCGCCAGCTTCGTCCATCTTAGCCTGTCCCATCTTTTGGAGGACTCTAAGCTCGTCACACTCATCTACGTCGATCTGCTTGAGGGTCTCCCAGATTAGTTGGTGGCGGGTAGTGGTAAAGAAGTCGTCTCTGACTCTGTCGTAAGCTTCCACCAGAGGGGTCGCTTCTCCCTTAGTGCAGGATGCTAGAAAACCAGCTTCAGAGTCGTGGTCTGCAATGTTGTCCAGTATCCTCATACTGCCACCCTTGTTATGCGGTTGTGGACTTGAGGGTCGTAAAAGGCTTCATACATGACCTCGGGGAAGGCGTTACGATCCTTTGCTTGGGGGAAGTGTTCTGCGATGTATGCAGCAAACTCCTCCTGTTTGCCTTCAGCTTTGCAGCGGTCGCTTGCCTTCTGGGGTCTTGCGGTGGTCGGTGTTACCTTGGCAATCTTGTGGTCTTGGAGCCAGTTGCGACAAGCGTGCTGAAATGTCTGCTCCCAGTTGGTGTACTTCTTACCTCGGCGGGTCGCCCAGTCTTTGAACTCAAAGATTGCACCTTGTGGGTCGAGTCCATGTTCGGCGGCGTACTCTGGGTTCTTGGGTTGCCAGTCGTTAGGGAGCAAAGTCTTTTTCCCCTTAGCTATCCCCTTATCCTTATCCTTATCCTTATCCTTATCCTTATCCTTGTACGTACTGGGTACGTACTCAGTAGGTACTCGGTTGGTACTTGGTTGCTTCTTAGTAGGTACTGAGTTGGTACTGTGTACAGAATCTTGAATGGATACTGGTAGGTTGTACCTACTTATTGACTGCCGAACATAGGCGTGTTTCGGCGCAGTTGCTGAGATGCCACCTCGATGCTGTACCCTTAGAAAGTTAGTCACCCAGAACTTGCGGTTCTCGATTTGTTGCAATTTTCCGAGGTCTGCAAGGGTCAGCATGAAGGCTTCCCAGTCGATATTTTCACCGATTAAGAAGTTTGCGACCTTACCTGGTACCTCAATAACTCCTGCCGCGTCGCAGTTGTCTAGAATGTACAACCATGCCAGCTTTTCAACAGGGAGAAGGTCGGCAAAGAAGTTGTCTGTCCACTTGTCTGTCTCGGTGAACCTCTTCATGCGGCGACATCCTCTGCCTTAACGTCTCTTTTTGCCCGAAGACGTAGTTCTTGGCGAATCAAGTTTGCCACCGTTTTGATCTGCTCGCTCTCAGCCGACAGGACTGCGGTGACTTCGTCGCGGATCGGTTCTGGCACAACTTCCTCTGGCTTGAAGTTATAAGCTGACAGTTTTTTCAGTAGTTCGCTCATGCTGTCAGTTCCTCCATTGGGTTGCTTTCGGTGACTACTTTAGGCTTACCCAGAATGACCTCGGCGACTTCTGCGGTCATGGTAAGGTCATTAAAAAGGTACTTCCGCGCTCTCTTGACCTCTGAAGGGTCTCCTGACCTCCATGCGTCTGCAAAGTCTTTACCAGAGAAGTCAGAAGGCTTTGTGGTGACACCTAAGTGCCTTGCGACTGTGTCCAAGCTTCCCTTGGGTCGGAACTCTCCAACTGCCCACTTGTCGCGTAAGTCAATAAATGACGAGTGCAAGTATCTGTCCTTGCTCATAAAATGAACAGGTGGACGAATCCCATACTTCCAGCCTCGGCGGACTAGGAAAGGAATGTCGAAATCCTTGATGTTGAAGCCGACGATCTGGGCAAAGTCGTCCATCGCTTTCTGGAGATATGCCCAAGTATTGGTTAGGATGTCGCGCTCGTCTCCGTGGATGATTCTTTGCTCGCCTGTTGGTAGTTGGATACCGACCGCAAGCACTTCGCCCGTCCAAGCGTGTAAGGCGGCTCCATCGCGGAAGTCGTGCGCTGCCTTTTCTTCATCAGCACGGTGCTTGTGTGCGCTGGCTTCGATCTTTGCCTGTATCTTGTCTGGGTCTTTCAGGTTGCCAGTTGCGACCGTGGAAGGGTCAAAGGCAGGATAGGGTGGCAGGAACTCCTGCACGGCGCGGAAGTCCGCACCTGTTTCAATGTCTATAATATAACGGGGGATCTGGTTCATTTATCTGTGGGTTCGGGTTCTGGAAGTCTGCCTTCAAGGATCATGCGTCCCTTATAGGTCAGAAGGGTTTGTGCGCTCATGCCGAAGTCTGTGGCGACTCGCTTGATGCTGGAGAGTTCACGAAGTAACTTGCGACTCTCTCCGTGTGGAGTCTGGCGAAAGGCTTCTTTACGTAGATGCCATGCCCAGACTGCTTCCTCGATCCGAGCGCGTGTCAGTTTGCGCTCTTGGTCGGTCTTGTAGTGCTGCCAGTAGTATTGACTCATGCTACTGCCTCCAGTCTAGCCTCGGTTTTAAGGTAGTCAGGTAGACTTTCCTCATAGCGAGCAATCAGGTCATGCGGAGGTGTGTCTTTGTCAGCGTGTGCAATATCGTTAGCACCGACAGCGATGACCTCTTTGCCTGTGTCGCAGATAAAGACAGTCTTGATCGTTTCTGGCTTCATCACCTCAATCATCACCTTCTGAACGACTGCTCGAAACAGTCCGCCATCGTGGATAATCCAGACTTGATCCTCGGGTTCGTGGAGTGTGTTAAAGTATGCCATCAGAAAGGCACCTCCATGTCTTTGTCTTCACTCTCTGGAGTAGGCTGGGGTAGTGGTGCTGTTGCGCTGGCTGGACTTTTCACCTCCACCTTCCATGCGTGCAGGTTCGTAAAGAACTTGCCTTGCCATTCGCGACCCCTCAGATCGAAGTGGACAGTCGCGTCCATGCCGACCGATACACCTCTGAGGATTTCCACCTTTTTGCCTGTGACGTCAAAGGCGACCATCTGCTCGTATTCCCCGTCGGCGATGGCAAGCACGAGTTGCTGGACTTGAAAGCCTTTTGCTCCTCGTGTTTGCACATCACCTACGTGGTGAACCGTACCCGTTATAGAAAATTCTTGGAGGCTCATACTGGCACCTCCTGATTATCTAGAAAATGTTCGCGTGCTTTATGCAGGAGATCCTGTGGTCGCTCCATAGCGTGCTTTCTCCAGCCTTCTGTTAGATCTCCAAAGTCTTGATCTTTACCAAGCGCACCTTTGGCGCGTAAAAAGTCTAAGACTTCATCACGGTGTCCATTTATGGCGTCCAAGAACTTATCCCACTCGCCAGACTGCTCCGCTGGTTTCTGAGGGACATCTTCGCCTGCGTAGATATATAAGCCAAGTCCGTGCAGGGCGATTGCCTTGGCGAGGCAACGCTGCTTCGTGTCATTGACCTGTCTGGCGTTAGGGTTTTGCACCGCGTTGTTGCGGTGATCCATGACAGGCAAAGAACAGGTGCGCTCGATTTCGCCTATCTTCACGGTGCAGCGGACTTCGCCTGTTCCATCCTCGTAGGCAAAGAACTCATTGCCTCGGATTGACTTGGCAAATGTCCAAGAAGCTTCTGGGTAGGCTTCGAGCAGTTTAGTGACTGCCCATGCCCATGAGAGGTACTGCAGATTGCCTTTCCTCTCGATATGTTCGCCGACATCAATAGCGGCGAGGGTTTGGTAGGGGGTTGGTTCCATGTTCGATTTAGTGGTTCGGGTTGTTTGTTTTCTGCCTCCGCAACCAAGAGTCCATCAGTCGCTCGATCTGCGAGGAAGCGGACTGTCCTAGTTCGTGACAGGTGTCTTTAAATACTGCCCATTTCGCTGGGCTTAGGGAGATGCTGTGTTTGCATCTCTTTAAGTGTAAAGGTAGGCGATTTCTGGGCATTCTAATAAAAAAAGGTGTAATTTATTCTCCAAACGTACTAATAGGAAACTATTGGTCAAGAGGGAAAATAAAAAAAGTTGCATGGGGTATAGTTTTCTCCATTCTATGCACCATGAAAACAGTCACTAGGTCGTTCTCCATCCTGCTCGAAGACTCTGAGTGGCTGGATAAACAAGCAAAGGAAACTGGACGCTCCAAGTCACAGGTCGTTGCCTCTGCAATCGGCGCAGCACGTACTCTCGCGTCTGGTACATTCATACAAGACGTGCGCTGGGTGTTAGCTAATAAACTAGGTAACATGGAGGTCATTGAGAATCCACCTGGAGATAACTTCGACCTACACCTAGAAATTGTTAACAAAAGCTTTGAAACCGTGATTGTGTTAGGTGCCACCAATACTCTTGACCGTCTGCACGAGCTTTTTGCGCGGTGCATTCTTCATAGAGATCGTCGCAATCGTCCTGTGATCTTTCTGATCCCGTACAAGCTCGACCCAGAGCATCAGGTATGGAAGTCCATCCGCGACATGGAGAACATCCGAGTCTGCACTCCAGACAACCTGCCTCGGATCATTAAGGATTTATTTCGTCAGGGTGATGACGAGGTGGTTCCAGCACCTCCGGCAGACGATTGACAGCTTCTCTAAGGAACTCGCCTTCCATATGCTCGTAGACCAAATGTGTGTCTCCCTTGGCGACTCCAAGCTTTTCCCTAACCTCCCTAGTCACTCCCTTATTTGCGAGCATGGAGTCGAAGGTATGCCGAAACGAGTGAAAGCTGACATCGTAAACCTTCGCCTTATATTGGCGCATCAGCTTTCGATCGATTGCTGCCTCTTTCAGTAGCTTGACAAATTCGTTGCTGAGTCCGTTGCGGCTCCCGCTATTTCGTCTTCTCATCGTTGGCAGAACCCAGTCCTTGTCCTCTCCATGATACCAGTCATGTCCCGCAGGAGGGTCTTCTCTATTTCTAAAGACTTCCTCTAAGTGATCCCAAAGAGGGTCTGCCAGGGGTAGGGTGACTTTTCTGCCTGTCTTCTTCTGGGTCAGGTTCCAGAAGCCTCTGCGAAGGTCTACGTCTTCCCATCGCATCTGGACGCAATCTTGAAGACGCGCACCTGTGTAGAGTGCGATCATGATAATCGTTTTCCACTCTGGGGTCGCAGCATCTAGGAGGTCAGCAATTTCCTCCTTGGTAAAAGGTCGTCTGGCGGTCGCTTGACTTGGTAGCAGCTTGATCAGCATTGCTACGTTGTACTTCACTAGTCCGACCTTGTAAGCTAGGTTTAAGGGTATACGAATGGACTTGAGAGCGATGTTGCAGTATTTAGGACTGCATCCGTCTTCGATCATCTCTTGCCGGAACCAAGCAATGTCTTGCACGGTCAACTGTTCCAGATGCTTGTCTGCGCGTTTTCCCATTGTCGTTAGGAATAAGTTTAGCGCGTTGCGGTAATGCCAGTAGGTAGTTTTTGCGATGGTCGGCTTGGCGATATGCTCCAGCCATGAGAGGCACCATTGGCGCACGGTTTGGTATTTTGGGTCACTTGGTTCTATCATTTCTATTGTGGGTGTCGGTTTACGGTTAGACCCGTCCTTGCAATAGGGTCGTCGACGGTTCGATCCCGTTCGGCTCCACCATTCCCAAAAAAGGAGAAAGCGGGGACTTTCTTTGCAAAGATACGAGTACTGGTTCTGTCCCTTCAACCTGCTTGCCCGCGCCTATTCGTCAAGGCACAAAAAAAAGACTCCCCGATGACTAGGGAGTCCCTTTTTTTAATATCAAAACTCAAAACGAATATGTAATAGCATTAGCTACCTAATGACAACTTTTCTACCTTGCGCGTGCGCGTGCGCGAGGTCAATGCTTTTTCTTAAAGTTCCACACCGAGGTTTTTTGCCTTCAGTTCCAGGGCTGTCAGGTAGAACCAGAGGTCGATCAGTTCCTCTTTGGCGTCTTGTAGGTTTACGCGCTCAACTAGGTTGCAAACATCTTCTCTGCCGTCATGCTCTGCCTGTCCTTGGTCAAACTTTGGTATGGCTTGGCTAACAAAGTCGGCAATGGCGTAGTCTCGGACGTTGTCGGGGTGATAGGTCTTTTGTGCGTGTCCGTGGGACTGCGCAATGGCTCCGGCTGTGGTTGAGTCGTGTGGATTTATCATAAAGGTGATTCGTCACTTCCTAGTTGGACGTCGGTGTTTGCTTTTCCGATCCGTGACATCTCTATACCGAGGCGACCGCGCTCTCGTATGTCATTAGTCAGCCGAAGCATCAGTTCGATGCGTGCAAGGTCGTCTTGTACTGTTCTTAGTTCCTTTGCCATCTTCTCTTGATTAGCTATGACAGCTTGAAGGTTGCCTGTGATCAGTTCCTTGAGGAACTTAACCAGCAGCGAGATGTAAGTGCCTGTGGCAATAAGTAGGGCGGTCGGTAAACCATATTGAGCAAGAAGGGTCTCCATATAATAGGTGTGATGTCATGAGGGAGGGTCTTGAGTGGTTCCATCGTGCCAGATCACCTGATTATACATTGTGTCGGTGTAGGCTTCACCGTCATTTGCCAGATTGTGCCGAAGGTCTGACCATGCAAACTTGCCATTTACAGGTGTACTCCATGTGTCGGCGGTGATGGTGATGTCGATTTCTTTAGTGGTAAAACCTCGGTGTGCTGCTGGCGTTTCCGTGTCTGGGTAGGGTGCTGCCATTACGACATCAAATGTTTTTCCAAAGATAGTTGCTGTGCCAACTGTGTACTCCTTTGTTTGCGGGTCAGAACTGTCGTCATCGGTTCCTGTGTAGGGTTGTAATGCCCAGCTTGATTCTGCGACTCTGAAAGTGTAGTTGCTGTATGCTCCTGCGGGAATGCTGCCGCTGATTGTGTACGCTAGAAACCAGTCGTCTGCTTTAATGTCTGTTGTGTAACTTGACTGAGTGTCAGAGGCGTAGGCAGGGTCGGGGTCGGTGGGTAGTCCGATATCTCGGTGACTCTCTCTCCTTACCTCGTAGCTGAAGATCAGAGTGCCACCAGTTCCCTGTTCAGTTCGATTTGTCCAATCTTCTTCATTATCAGCTAGTGGCGTATATTGGTTATAATTTCCAAACCTGCCGTCAAAAGATGGTATGTATTCAAGTCGGTGCCGCTGATAGGGATGTTCTGCAATAAGTCTTTGCGCGGTATAAGGTAGGTCTTCTGGAGGGTCAGCATTAATTCGGCGGTTGGCTTCGGTCTGGGTGATTTCTTCAGGTTCTGTGTGGTGTCCTGTTGTTCTGCCGCGTACTGTAAAGGTATCGGTAAAAACCGTTGAAGCATAGTAGGGAACGTGCATCGGGTCGGGATAAGCTGCATTTCCATATGGAGTATCAGCGACACCGTCCAGACCAGTAAATCCTGCATCGTCTGCCGTGTTGCCGTTTTCGTCCTCCTTGTCTCCCCAGCGATTCGCTTCGACCACATTGACATCGATGGAAATCTGTATGCTCTGCAGTAGGTGGTAGAATGCCCATGCTTTGCTCATGCTCATGTTGTCAGAGCGGACAACCATTGCCGATTGTTTTAGGTTTCTTACCTTGTTGGTCGAGTCTTTGATTTGTGATCCTGCACGGTAGACTAGATTATTGTCGTTGTCATAAACGTCCTGCCAGCGTGCAAAGAAGTCACTCGGTGGATCTATGTTTTCTCCTTGGACAATGCTGTCACCGTTGTCGTCTTCATCTCCGACCTGTGCGCCCGCAACTTCTCTCTCTGGGTTAAATATCTGCCCAGTTACGACTCCGACATTATTCTGGTGCCACATCAGACTATAGTGTACTCACCTGGCACCGCATCAAGTCCGACAGGGTACAGTTTTATGTGGTTTTTCTGTATCTGCGTTATTGAAGTTATGACAGGCTGACTGTTTTGGTCGGCGATAGTCACGTTGGCGATCGGTATGCGAACATATTTTAAGTCGTATCCGTCTGCCGCTGTCCCTCCAGAATACAGTTCATAGTATCCCGTCGAACCTTCATTACTGTCGAGTTCCTGCTGTCCTAGTAGTTTTAATTTAGCGTAAGCGTGGGTGTAGGTAGATGCAGGATACCAGTCTGCTAGGGCTGCATTGTCGAAGGAGTATGCGTCTTCGTCGGCAAATCCGTCCTCGTAGGCAATTTCTAATACGACAAGGTCATCACCTACGTCTGTAAGTGCAAGCGTCTGCCAAGGAAATTTCAGTTCCCAAGTACCTCCAGCAGTTTCGCATTGTTCTTGGGTGCTTCCTGTGGCTCCGTTGCATTCGTGCCATTGTCCGACATTGGCAACTGGATAGTCCTGTTGTAGTACCAACGAAGTCACTTTGCTGTAAGAGTGAACTCTGTACTCGCTCGCTCCCGCCGAGGTCTTTCTGGTGATAAGCTGCCAAGGGTGCGATTGTGTGCTTAAAATTTGCGAAGGTTCGGCGTGTACTGCATAGTCCGATCCTGACTGCTCGATGCGTGTGCCTAGTCCGTCGACCAGTCGCACAGGGTTTTGCTCTAGCGCGTCAAGTCTTGCTTCGATACGGTTCAGAGCGTCCGCAAGTCCTGCTATGTTACTTGAGTGCATTAGGTCGCTGCTGGGTAGATTTCGGTGTTCCAACCATTTGCGCCAGACATCTTTAGGGTCAGGGTCATCCTTAGCGCACCTCCCAGTCGCTCCTGTGTCACTTTAGTTAGTAACCAGTTGCGTGTGCCAATGTCAGGCAGTTGTAGAGTGGTGATTAGGTTGGCGTTACTTAAAATCCGTTTTCCGATGTTGTATATATAGTCGGTGTTCCATCCATAGCCAGAGTCTAGGTGTTGGACGATTACACCGACACCAGTCAGGTTGGGTGCAAGAAAGGACTTAACGCCGCCAAGGTTATGGTCGGCATCACCGGGAAAGTATAAGAATCGTTTTTCTGTACTGTCGTCCTCAAACTTGCCTTCTTCTTTTCCGAATCCGTCTGTCGTTCCTCCGGCTCCATCGTCTTTTTCATAGAACTCTGGATGGGCTTCTATGGGGTCGGTCACGGTGTCCGTGTTGATGCGCGTGGTAATGATTCCGTTTGGAAGGTTATCGTCATCAATCGCGCCTTGGTAGGTTTTTGTCACCGTGTAGACGTTTGCCTTGGTGCGCGTAATGTTTGCACCTGTCAGCTTTAGGTAGGAGTAGTCAGGGTGTGCCTCGTTCCATGTAATCTGTTCGAGAGGTTGCTTGGTTCCGTTTCCTGTGGGGGTGTAATTGTAGGAAATGACTGCGGTGATGATTCCATCGTTTGCAATCTGGAAAGTCTCAGTCTCTCCTCTACCGTTGAGGTCGCTGGTTGCTCCTATTTTGTAGATGCTCATTTTAGTTGATAGCTGGAAGTGCTTGTCCGCGTAGAATGTCGTTTTGCTCGCGCAGTAGTTCGTTGCTGCGCTTGGTTTCTTCTGCGGTTTGTTGTAAGAGTGTCTCGGTCGAGGATAGTCCGCCTATGCCGCCGCCTCCGCCTATTGCTTGGAGGGTGCTGACTATGGGCGCGAGTCCTGTTGCGGTCGCGGCGTCCTCTAGTAGACTAGTGCCTGTTCCCGCTTTGAGTGCTGGTTTTGCTGGTAGTTCTCCTGTTCCGATTTCTGTGGATAGTCCTTTGAGTGTGTCGGTCAGTCTCTTGGTTTCTTCTGATCCTGCTCCTTGGAAAGCTTCTTTCATCTGTTGCATCGTCACCGAGAAAGGTACTCCACCCATCTGGGTAGACGCTGACTGGATGCTTGGCACTTGTAAGAAGGGGAGTCCTTCAACTTGTTCTGCGCGAAGTCTTACAAATGCACTTGCGAGGTCGCGTCCTGTGTTTCCACTTCTAGGCGCATTAGGAACTGCTTGCGTCAGAACCTGACTGATCTGTTCGGGTTTCATGCGCTGGAGGTCTCCAACGTCTTCACCAGTTCTCTGCTCGATGCGACTACGTAGCTGATCAAGTCCTTTTGGGGTCAGTCTTTCGTTCTCTCCTCTGCCTTCTATAAATCCGCCTTTGCGTGCGCCTATTCGTATACCTACCGAAGAAGCTGCTATTCGTGCCTCTTCACCTGTTAGCTTTGCAACGACTCCAATCATTGCTTGCACGATCTTGGTCATACCTGCCAGTAGTCCTTGAAGTACATCTTGAAGTCCCTGCGGCAAGAGCTTGATAATTTCGCTAAAGACAGAACGAAGGCTGGAGATCAATGCTTTAAAGATGACTTGGAGAGCAGCACTTCCTTTTTTGAGTCCAATGACAATTGATAGCTGCAATATCTCTCCGATCTTGCCGTCTTTGAATGCGTTGAAGACTTTGCCGAGCGAGTCCGCTATTGCTTCGCCGAATTTGGTGAACGAAGTCTTGTCCACCTTCTCTAGGACTTGAAGCATTGGTTCGACAAACTTGGTGGCAACAGGTTCAAATATCGCCAAGAACTTCAGCTTCATCCTGCCGACCAGCGTATCGATCCGCTCAAAGAGGTGCGAGACTTTGTCCATGTTGGTCGCGAAAGTTCCTATGCTACCTTCGATGTCTTCGAACGGGTTGCTGGTTCCACTAAAGTTGTTGAAGACTGCCGCAAGTTCTGCACCTGAGCGTCCGAAGATTTTTAGACTGGCGTTTGTCTTGTCGGCTGCATTGCCAGAGTTGGCGATTGCTTTGGCGACCGCACCGAATTGTTGCGAGACGGTCATACCTTCCAAGTCTTTGACATTTACGCCGAGCATTCCGAACGCATCGGTGTAGGTCTTGATACCCCTGGAACCTTCCGAGATAGCTGCTTGCATTCGCGAGACTGTCTTGCCGACTGATTCCGCGCTGACCCCTCCGTCCTCGAAGGCTTGGCGTAGTAGAATCAATTCTCTGACCGAGATACCAGTTTGATCTTTTAGGTGGTCGAGTTCTGCGCCGAACTTAACGACTGAGCGTATCCCTTTTGCAGCGATTGCACCTGTCAACGCAGAGACTGCTCCTGTCATAATGGCGATAGGTGCGACTGCTGATTTGACTGCTGTGCCTAGTCCGCGAACCGTTGACTTCACTCCCGCCATTGCTCGCTTGAATTGCGAGGTGTCGGCTCCGACCTTGTAGTTGATTCTTGCGCCTCTTGCCATTGCTTTTCCCTAGTTATAAAATTTGTCTGCTGTTTCTTGAAGTTTGCGCTCTATGTAGCGCAGTTGGTCGCGTGAGACTGCTGTGAGTCCTCGCGTAAATATGCCTCGCTTTTTGCCGACCTTTGTCACCCCATCGGTGTCCGTGGTCAGTTCGACGTAAGGGTTGGCGCGTGTGGTGCGGATCAAGGCACGGGTTTGCTTACCGACTTTGGAATTGATGTTGCGGTTGCTACCTCGCGTGCCGACCTTCCAGCCTGTGAATATAAAGTTGGCAGACAAGTAGGCGATACCCTTGGCGCGTTTGTTGCGGATTGCTCTGAGCTGGCTTTTTCCCTTTTCGGTAAGGGTGTATCCTTTGCCGCGCTTTTTCTTACGGGTCGATAGATACATGACCGACTTGTCACCAGCGACCAGTACGCGCCTCTTAGCGGTTCCTTGTGTGATGTCGCTCCTAGAGGCTTTGACTGCCTTAAATCCGCGCATGAACTCGAAGGCAAGCTTGCGACCTGTGCGCTCAATAAGCATACCTGTGTCGCGCTTGTTTTGCGCTAGGTACTTCTTCAGCGTGCGATTGAAATCGCGAGTGTCTACGTCCACCTTAATCATTTGGGGTCAATCCCTTCAATAAAGCTGTCGTGTCTTCTTTGCTATTGATGTAGCGCACGGGTTGCCCGTTGTGGACTAAAAGGCAATGCACCATCTGCCAAAGGATACCGAGGGGAGTGTTCCAGTAAGTGTCCATTGCGGCAGTTGCATCGTTATTGCTGACTGCAAAGCAATAGTGCAGCAGCGGGTTCGGGGTCACTCCTGCCCGTTCGTTTTTTTTTGGGGTTGTCCCTCCTGGGCTTCTATGGCGAGTTCGTCGACTTCAACCATTCCCTCGGTCGCATTGGTCAGCATTCCTGTGACCTTTTCAGATAACTTCTGGAAGTCCTCGAAGGCAAATCGATCCCCAAAGTCTAAGACAGCTTCCCGAAATGCGTCCCCATCTGCAAAGAGTAACTGGCGAACCGTCTCGCGCTTCTCCGAGTGTATAAATAAAAAGGCAAGGATGTCGTAAAGTTCTGCGTCCTCGTCTCCGTCTAAAATAGACAGTTTGGCAAACTGGCAAAGTGAGAGAGTCCCACAGGTGACGCGAGTCAGTTGCAGGTCGTCTAGCGAGTCCTGTGTGGGCTTTAGTAGTTCTTCAAGGTTTGCTTCTGCAATCTCAGTACTCATTTAGTCAGTCGGTTGAATAGTTCAGAGTCTTCGCCGACGATATAGGTCTTGCCGTGCTTTTTTATAATGATGCGCGGACTCGCCTTTTTAATGACCTCAACCAGCGAGTGCCTTGTCTCCATTGCTGCTTGGACGTAGCTCATGGGATGGTCTCGGTTCTCCTCCCACCAAGAGGGGTCGTGCCAAGCTTTTATCAGTTCAGCGGTACGGTGTTCACCGTCTCGGCTGCTTGGCTGAAAGTGCCATTGGGTGAACTCTTTGCCGCTGTTGTGGTTCCGCAGATAGGCGAAAGGTTCTTCGTGGTGGAAATCAACGCCGATTGCATAAAGTGCGGCGGCTAGGTCGGTGTTGCGCGTCTGGCAGAAGTGGACTGGTTCCATATTTAATTTTTATCTAAGGTTTGGTGGCGCGGGGAGATCGCGCCTGTGTTACTCCCTAGCAATCAGATCAGGTGATCTCTGTACCTGTTCCGCTCACAGAATCAAAGCCGACTGCTGTAATCTCAAAGCGTTGGAAGTCGGTGTTGGATCGTGTGGATCGGATGCTGGTGATGTAAAGGCTTGCGCTGGAATCAATCAGATCAGGAGTAATAGCTAGTGCGGCTCCGAGGTTGATGTTTCCTGTGCTGGCTATGTCAGTCGCAGAGGTCATGCCGGAGATGGTAAAAGTTCCGCGCTCGTCGGCAAGTACCAGTCCAACTGTTGCGCCGTTCTCATCTTTCACCAAGGACTCGGTCTGGTAGGACTTCTCCTCTGTGATGCTCTCGACGATGTCGAAGTTGGTGTCTGTTTTTGTGCCGAACTCAAGGTTCGCGGCGTCTCCGTATTTGTAACTAGCCATTGATCTGAAAGGGTTGGTTGTTTGGTAAAGGTGGGGTGTCTAGGTAGTAGAGGTATCAATAACATGGACGACCTTCAGCGTAGCAGTTCGCGTCCAGAAGTTTTCGTCTATTTCCGCGTCAATACTGTCGACCGCAATATGGAAAGGGTCTGTGTCGAGGTTCATGTCTGTGCCTAGGTCAGGGTCGACCAGTACGTTTAAAACTGCACGCCAGGCGGCATCAAAGTTTGCCAGCGTCATACTTTCGTAGTGGGAACGCAGTTCAACCTGCACCTCAGTCTCTAGGACGTTGGTGATCGCTGGATCAAAGTTATCGGTCGTACTGGTATGCACGTAGACTCGTTTTTCCTTTTCGACCGTGTCGGCTGACTGTCCTACGGTTACACTTATTCCGTGTGAGGTCAGCGCGGTGTTGAGGAGTCCGCGAATAGCTGTTGCGACTTCAGTCATTCTTGCGGTTTTTACGTTTTGCCAGTTCGTTACCTGTGGCTATGACCATGTAGATGATCGTAGCAGTCCCTGCGATGATCCCAAGGATGTGATTAATTTGACCCAGCCCTATCGCGGATGTGCTGCCTATCGCCCCAATTCCAATGTTTCCGAGTCGTTCCATTTTCGTTGATTTCTTCGATGGTGGTGGTGTCTTTGTCGTCCTGATAAAACGTCGCCTCGATGTCGAAAAACATGGTGTCGATCTCGAAGGTCTGCGCGTTCTTCATAGTTTGGCATCCGGCAAAAATAAGAAGGACACCTGCGAAGACTAACTTCACTTGTCGAACCGTTCCTTGATGAAAGCAGGAATCTGTAGGAACTTGCGAATCTCGTCGGCTTTGCTAGGTTCCTTTGCCTTGCCGATGTTGAGCGCAAGAACTTCTACAAACTTATAAACTCCAGAAATGACCTTGCCGATCTTGTCGCCGTACTTCTTCACCACTTCGTCATCTTTGACGGTCGGTGTAACTGCACAGATCGAAGATGCCAGGGCGACAACTGAGGTTAGCACCAGCGCAATATTCCTAGGGTCTGCTAGTAGGACTTCCATTAGTCGCAGGTGACCGTAATGGCAGAAGATGCAAACTTGATGACGTCTCCAGCACTCATGGAAACAGAACCACCAGAAATTGCACCGTATACTAACAGGTTTGAGGACGAGTCCTTAACTCCCCAATGGGAAACAGTCACCGAGCCGTTCATTGCTGGGAAAGTGATTTCTGAGCTGTTGCTGGTAGATCCGCCTGATGCGGTGCTAAAAGATATGCTCTGGCTGGAGTAGCTGGAGTCAGATACTTCTGTGCCTGTGTCTGCATCGGTTGGGTTCGTTGTGTATAGGTGCAGCGTAGATGCGTTACTTCCTAAAGTGTCGAGGACGGTGTTCTCGAATGAATTAGCGGCGGCGGACATGATGTTTTCCTGTGGTTAGAGTTTTAAGTGTGTGAAAGGTTTTCTGTCTAAGTCAGACTTGCATCGTAGTTTTCTATTTCACCCTGTATAACATCTTTAACTGGGTAACTACCTTCCTCTTTAACCTTTAAAACCCAAGTACCGTCCTCAATCTGCCACGGTTCCCCATAGACCATACCACTAGGTAGGTCGAGGGTGGTGATCAATCTATCAGCTTCAGCTTGCGCTTCTGCTTGTGAGGTAAATTTTACTATCTTCATGAAAAATCTGTCCAACTTATGGAGTATTTGGAGTTTAAATATGCACCTATGCTGTTTAGATCAGCGTTTGATAAATAGCTGTCAAAAGCCATAATCTCGTACAGTCTGCCTGTGCTATTAAATTGACTAGTTGCATATAAAAGAAGACCAAAAGTTAGGTCGTCGGTCTGTGTGTTGGCGTTACTTGCGCTTGCGTTTCCTTGAATGTGAATAGTTGTATTTGTTCCTGTGCCATCACCCTGACCTTCGCCAGTAGGATTTTCTCGCCTTACTACTACAGCATTGTCTGTGTTATTTAATCCACTAACCCCACTCAAGCCAGTCTGCTGTGAACCTCCTTGGTTGTGATACATATAAAAGGTGTTACCTCCCCAGAAAAACGCAGCATGACCACGGGTATCCTGTGTTTCTAGTGGGTATCCAAAGGGAGCAAATTTGGTCGAAGGCTTAGCTACATAGATGTACGTGAAGGGTCTACCCCTGCTAATGACCATGCTTGGGGTTAAATAAAAATAGTCTGCACTAGTGTAGGCGTAAGGCTTATTGTTTGCCCCTGCTCCTCCTGCCAATGCTGTACCACCTTGGTTTCCTGCGTACCATGTGCATTGTAAGCTGGTGGATAACTGCCTTGCATACGTGTTAGTAATACAACACTCCCATTTGCCTGTTATGCTGCCTCCGTTACTAGGATTACCCGAGCTATCCACCCCATTAATTTTACCTGCATCAAAATGCATTTGGGGTCGTAAGGTAATGTTGTTTGTCCCGTCTAGGTCGTATGGAGAATTACTTGATTGGTACTCTCGCCATTGACTACCATCATAGATAATCGTCTTGTAAGAATCTGTTTCATAGAGCATATCACCCTGACTTGGGCTGGCTGGACGGGTGGAGGATGTGCAAGTGTTTAATGTACTCATGACGGTATAAATTCTGCCCAGCCGAGACTTGAGTCATATACATAATAGCTCTCGGTGTCGGTTCCGTATGCTACTGTACCATCTGACGGGGTGCTGGCGAGTATGTTTGCTTCGGTGTCGAATGTTGAAATGGTTATTCCTGAACTGCTAGTTGTAGAAGTTGCGCTTGCCGAGATCGCAATCGCAGCCGTACCTGTTGCGCTTGTTTCGTTGTGTGTTGTCGCCGATCCTGTTGCGCTTAATGCTATCGCCGCCGATCCTGTTGCGGAAGTCGTTGAAGTAGTCGTTGCGGTTCCGCTGGTTGTTATGGTTATTGTTGCAGATGCTGAACTGCTGTATGTAGTAGTATCGACGTTACTGTCTCCCATCTTCCACCACCCAGCGAGGTTGCTGCTTCCGCTTAGGTCTGTACCGTTACCACTATTGTAAAGGTTGCTTACCTGTGTGCTACTTAGTTCCGTTGACCAGATTGCTACATCGTCAATTTTATATGAATCGTTATCTGTGTCAGCAATACCGATCCTTATGTCTGAGTCGTTAGAGTAATTAGAAATGTTTAACGTATTCGGTGTTGAGTCTGTATCTAGCGTTACTTCGCTGCCGTCGATGTACATGGTTGGGTCACCAACATTATCCAACGTGACCACAATATGTATCCAGTCGTTACCTGACCCTGAACTAAACACATTGCTGGAAGTCCTTCGGAAAGTCTCACCGTAGGATGTATTAATGCGAGTCACCCAATACAGTTTCTGTAATGAATGCACCAGTTTGTAATAACTACCGCCGCTACTTCCTGAGCTGTTTATACCTGTGTCAATTAGTACTGGGTTATTGCTACTACCAACAGCCCCCTCAGAGGGTTTGTACCAACATGAAAACGACCAAGGGCTGCGCAATACACTCAAATATGATTCATTGATAAGACCATAGTCAGAATATCCACCAAAGTTTACAGAATGAGTCCCAATTGCTGCGTCACTATTAAATGACCAGTTTGAGCCAGTCATTACTAAGTGATTACCTTCTAGGGTCTCGTCTGGTATTGTGTCACTGGAGTTATAACCGCTTGCTGTCGCAGATATAGCAATAGCGGCAGAACCACTTGCCGAAGTTGTTGACGAAGTGGTTGCGGTTGCAGTTGCAGATATTGAAATGGCAGCAGAACCGCTTGCCGAAGTGGTCGAGGTCGTGGTTGCGGTTCCAGTTGCGCCGATTGATATGGCAGCAGAACCACTTGAAGAAGTTACACTTTGCAGGGTAGCGTAAGCGACAGCCGACAAGGCAATGGCAGTAGATGCTGTTGCGCTTGTGGTTGAGGTCGTAGTTGCCGATCCTGTTGCTGTTATTGCAATTGCAGCAGATGCACTTGACGAGTTGACTGTGTGCGTGCTGGCAGTTGCAGAACTGCTGATTGTGATACCTGCGGAGCCTGTTGCGTTGGTCGTTGTGTTCTCTTCGTGCGTTGCGGTCGCACTTGATCCGATGGTGATGCTTGCTGTACCTTGTTTGCTGTTTGTCGCTATGTCCTGCAAGAACGTATAAGCAACAGTCAGGATCGGGTCAGCAAAGTCTGTCTGTACCCGCGCAACTCTGAACTGTTTACCGTCGAAGGTGAACTTGTCACCCGCGTCAGGTATGACTGTGAAATCGTCTTTTAGGAGTTGAAGCGCACCATCGATTTCCTCGGAGATACCACCAAGTTCTAAATCCTCGAAGATCGTTTCCTCATCGGTAAGACAGTTGACGGTTGAGTTGCCAAAGGTGGCAGTCGATCCGCACACCCCATGCAAGTCATTAAAACCGTCAATCAGAAGCTGTCGCATTTTCGTTCGGTCTTACCTTAAATTTTTTGCGCCGAATTATGCCGCGAAGGTTGGAAAGAATTAGTTCCTCGTATTGGGTCTTTCCTGCTTTGCCTCCGGCTTCTGATACTTGTTTAAATTTGCTCTGTGCTTCGTCTCCGTCGACGGTGACTGCTAAAGCTTTTGGTTTGCCTGTCTGGCTAATTCCTATGACCGCAAAGGTCATTGGTTTTTGACGGTCACGAGTGTCTCTGGACGAAGGACTCCGCCTCCGTAATAAAGAGTCAGCACCGTGTTCAGACTTGCGTTTTCGTAATCGTAATTCACTCGTTTTTGCACAGTCAATCCGCTGTTAGGTTCGGTGACATAGCTAATTTCTCCGCCGTCGCTGACTTCTGGCATAGCTGGGACTGCTGTCGCAATTAGTAGCGAATCCCCGACACCGCACACAACAGAAGCTTGGTCTAGGAAATCTGGTGTTCTTAAGCCGGGACAGGAATAGACCTTGAACCCACGAACAGTTCCAAGACGACCTTCAGAATAAGTCTGATTTACGTCGATTGAACTGTTGCCGATTTGAATGACTTCTTGCTCCAGCTTGGCGTGATAGGATGGTGTTAACCAAGCCCAACGTCCAAGTCTTGGGATACCAGCTTCGTCCATGACTTTGCCAATTTCGATCATTGAATCGAGTCCGAAGTTGGCTTCGGTAATGTCTAGCTTTTGAGTCGAGGGTATAGTTCCATTAGCGTATGTACCTTGACTGTACATACGGATGGTATGACCACCACTACCAAAAAGACAGTCATTAGCAATTTCGCTTGCAAGTGCGTGTGCGTTTGCTTGTGCAAAGCTATCAACAAGATTTACCAGACTGCTGTCGCGCTCGCCATCCTTTATTCCATAAGCTACAAACTTATGTTTATTCATCTGAGCATATTTCAGACTCAGCGTCTGGTCGGCATTAGCATAGCCAGAACTGCCGAATGACTGCGCGGATACCGCAGAAGGCACAGAGCAAACAATATTCTGCCCTTTTTTAACCTGCTTGTTTGTGGGGCGAAATGTTATCGCCTCACGCATATAAGTTAAGTCCAACGCAAGAGCTTCAAGGCTCTTTTCCGCAATGGCGTCATTCGCCAGTCCTGTAGCTATGCTATTAGCCATTTCCTAGTAGTCTGTTAGGGTTAGCTGGCGACAACGGTGAAGAGGGTGTCAGCGCGGACAACCTTGGAACCGTAGTAGAGTGCCATGACCGTGTTTAGGCTTGCGGCTGAGTAGTCGTAATTTACTCGGCGTTGAACCGTTAGACCTGTGCTAGGCTCGGTGACGTAGGTGATCTGTCCGCCATCGGTTACTTCAGGCAATCCTGGAACTGCGGAAGCAACGAGGAGGGAGTCACGTACACCGAAGACTGCTTCGGATGATGAGAGAGATGGACAGGAGAAGATGTCGAAGCCACGAACGCGACCAAGAACTCCGTTAGTCAATGTACCAGATACGTCTACGCTGGAATTGCTGATCGTGGTGATCAGTTCGTTTTCGAGCTTGGCGTGGTAAGCAGGGGAGAGCAATGCCCAGCGACCTACTTGCGGGATACCAGCTTCGTCCATGTCGGCACCTACAGAGATGAGATCGTCGAGTCCGAAGTTAGCTTCGGTGATGGTCAACTGTTGTGCGCTTGGTATGTCGGAAGTCTTTGCGCTTTCAACGTCAGCAAGTACGTCTGTGATGATTGCTGTGGCGAGTGCGTGAGCGTTAACCTGTGCGAAACTATCAACGAGATTTACAAGACTGCTGTCCTGTTCTCCGTCGAGGATTCCGTAGGCAACAAATTTGTGCTGGTCGACTGCACAGGATACAGACGAAAGGGTCTGGTCTGCGTTAGCGTAGCCACTTGAACCGAAGGTCTGTGCTGAGACAGTTGAAGGAATGGTCAGAACCAAGTTCTGTCCCTTCATCACCTCGGTAGTCGTTGGGCGAAAGTTAATGCTCTTGAACCAAGAGAGTTCCTTGACGAGGGCGGCAAGACTTTCTTGGGCAATCGCGTCGTTAGCGAGTCCGGTTGCGATGGTGTTAGCCATGATTCTTTAGTGTCTGTGTGTTAGCGATTGAGTAGTTTGGTCTTGTTCTCCTCCCAGAATCGTCCCTTGGCGGCGGCGTCTGTGATAGAAAGGAAATGTTCGACGAGTTCGTCGCGTGAAGTTTCTGCGGTTACTTCCGCTTCTTCTTCTACTGGTTCGGTGCCAACTATCTCGGCAACCTTTTCGACAACCTGCTCGGCAACTTCTTCGTCAACTTCGCGGTCGTTGTCTTCAGCTTCGGCGACTTGTTTTTTCAGAAGTTCGTTTTCGGCTTCGAGGTCTTCGTTGTCTTGCAGGACTTCGTTAACGTCCTCGGACAGTTTTGAGTAGTCGGCTCGTAAATTTTCGAGTTCAGAGGCGAGTGTGTCGCGCTCCTCAGAAAGCAGAGCGACCTGCTCGGTCAACTCGGCGTGCTCTTCAATGATGTTGTTAGCGTCCATTTTTTGCGAAGTTGGTTGGTTGTTATTGGCAAAGGTTTGCTGTCTATCTCAGTACTTCGGCAGCTAGTAGAGTGTGCGCGTCTCCATAGTCGCCGACTAAGTCGATAAGGTTCTGCTTTTTAGCCTGTGTACCCATGAAGACTTGTCCGCGCATTGCGGCGTCTTTTACCTTTGGTCGTTTGGCTAAAACCTCTCCCTTAAAGTCAGCAAAGATCAAATCAACTTGCTCTTGTATGTTGGCACGCTGTGCATCTGTGACGGGTGTCCCTGCGTAGCCAGCACCTTTGTAAGTGCCTTCCGAGTTTGTCACCAGTTCGACCTTTACACCAGCGTCAGCGTATCGTTTTGACTGATCGATTACAGGAACATAAACCCCGATGCTGCCGATCTTGGCAGAAGGTTCAGCAACAAACAGACGTGCCTGTGATCCGATCCAATATGCGGCGGACGCTGTCATGCCTTCAGAGTAGGCGACGACTGGTTTCACTTTGTTAAGTTCGCGGACTGCTCGAGCGGCTTCGGGTGTTCCTCCTACTGATCCACCTTGCGAGTCGATGTTCAGTAATACACCTTTCACATCCTGATCGGCTGCAAGGTTGTAAAGAGTCTCGCGAAGTTGTGCTGTGTCAGTCAGTCCGAAAAAAGCTTGCTCGACTGCTGAGGGTCGGCGAAGGAGTGCGCCTGTGATCGGCACCTCGACCAGTCCGTCACCAATGTCGATGTAGCCTTTTTCTTCGTCTTCATCCTTGTAAGCAAGTTTTGCGGCAATGGTGTATTCCTTTGCGTCGAGTGCTGGTAAGTTTTCCAAACAGTCTAGGAGTGCGCCGTGGTAGGACTCGGTCAGCAACCATGGTTGTTCTTGGAGTTCGGTCAAAGTATCAATGTGTGTGCGTGGTGTCATTCTTCGGTTGCTTGGTTGATTGGTTCACCGTTAGGAGTCAGGAGACTCATCCGATTGAGAACTGTGGAAAGTGGTGCGCCTGTGCGGTCGGCGACTTCGCGTGCTTTACCGATTAGGAACTCGATTTCCTGTGCGCCTTGCTCAATCTCCTCCTGCCAGTCGAGTCCGCGTTTTCCGTAATGCTCGCGCATCGTGAGCAGTCCGGCTTTCATGTCTTCGCGCTCGGCGTTGGCGTCTCGTCCTGCGTCAACTGTCAGACTTTGTGGTGCTTGGATAATAATCTTTTCCCAGCCTTCTATCATGCCCAACTTGCCGCGCATGATCCCGTCAGAGATAACTGCTGCCCATGTGCGCT